GACAACCGGGATAAGTTAGCTCAGGAACTCATCAATCTTTCAACGGCTAAAATATCGGATGTAATGTCCTGGGATGCTGAGGGGAATATAACGGTCAAGCCAAGTGCTGATATTCCGGACAGTGTCCTCACGGCAATCAAAAAGATTAGGATTGTTCCGACACCGGACGGTCGTAATGCGATTGATATTGAGATGATTGATAAGGTGAGAGTGTTGCAGACATTGGCTAAGGCATCTGGCTTGCTGGATCAGGACAAGACCAGCGATAAACCGGCTGTCGTAGAAGTAAAGATGGTAGGCCCAAAGGATGGATGAAGATGAGGAGTTTGCTAAACGGTTTGCTCTCAAACCTATCAAGCCGGATGAGAGGCTGTATCAGGTGCGGTATCTACGGCCAGAGCTGGTAGCAAAACTAAAGGCATATATCAGAAAGGAGAAGTTTCGATGGAAGAAAAGAAAATCACGCCCGATGGAGGAATGAACCTTAGCTTTGAGCGGTCACCGGTTCTGTGGAAGTTTCTCAATGATGATAGTTTTATCAAGTCGATCATGGGGCCAGTGGGTTCCGGCAAGTCGTATGCCTGTTGTGCTGAATTGTTTCGGAGAGCCGTTATGCAGAAACCTAGCCCTAGAGATGGGATCAAATACACACGATTTGCGGTGGTACGAAACTCATACCCTATGCTGAAAACTACAACTCTCAAAACATGGCTGGAACTATTTCCGGAGGATATCTGGGGTAATGTGCATCATGCTCCACCAATCAAGCATCATATTCGCCTACCCTCAAAGGAAGGAGCATCCGGGATTGATATGGAGGTCTTGTTTCTAGCTCTGGATCAACCGAAAGATGTACGAAAGCTTTTGTCTCTGGAACTTACCGGGGCATTTGTCAATGAGAGTAAAGAGTTACCCAAAGCCGTGATTGATGGCCTGTCGCATCGTGTCGGACGGTATCCCACAAAATCTGACGGTGGCCCGACCTGGAGAGGTATTATCATGGATAGTAACCCTTGTGATGATGATCATTGGCTCTACAACATGGCAGAGAAAGAAAAACCGACAGGAAAATTTAGGTGGGGTTTCTACAAACAACCGGGCGGTGTAAAAGAAGTTCATGCCGATGAGGTGCCGGCTGATATGCCAGAGGCTCAAGGGTTTATGTATCAAGCAGGAAAGTGGTGGCAGACAAACCCAAAGGCTGAAAACCTAGACAATCTACCGGTTGGATATTACGAACAGCTTGTTCCCGGCAAGACCTTGGATTGGATACGGTGCTATGCTGAGGGAAAGTATTCCTATGTTCAGGAGGGCCGACCAGTATGGCCTGAGTATGATGACCACTCTATGTCTGATGATCTTGTGATCAAAGAAGGTATACCGGTACAAGTGGGTCTTGACTTTGGATTGACACCGTCTGCGGTGTTTGGTCAGAAAATGCCGAATGGTAGATGGCACATACTCCGGGAGATCGTTACCTTTGATATGGGGCTAGAGAGATTTGCTCACCTTCTTAAATCAGAGCTAGAGACTTGGTTCCCAAAGTTTGAGTGCATGATCTGGGGTGACCCGGCAGGATCGGCAAGAGATATGATCTATGAGCAAACAGCCTTTGATCATCTCAAGACACATGGCCTCATAGCTCGGCCTACCGCAACAAACGAGTTCAAGACCCGAAGAGAGGCAGGGGCAATACCGATGACCCGACTGATAGACGGCAAACCCGGCTTTATGGTGCATAGAGAATGTGTCCGGCTCAGAAAAGCTCTCGCTGGTGGCTATCATTTCAAAAGAGTGGCGATGGGTTCCGGCCACGAACGGTTCAAGGATGTTCCGAACAAAGACCACAACTCCCACGTTGCGGATAGTTTGGGGTATCTTTTGCTGGGTGGTGGGGAGCATCGCAACATGGTCAGGGGCAAATCCCCTCACTTCTACAAGACAGCGAATGCTTGGAGTGACTTTGATGTTTTCGCCTGATGAAATAACCGAAGTATCTAAGTTGGACGGTGTCCGGGCGAAAATAGAAGACTTTCAACCGGATCATATAGATCAGATAGACTATAGGTCTGCCGATAGTATCTTTGTCCAAGCAAATAAAGACGAGCTGGTCAATAGACTGCCTCACGGTATGTCGTTTTCCGGAACCTATGACGGTCAGGTGTTTGCTATGTTTGGCCTCGTTCCCTACTGGAAAGGATGCTACGAGTGCTGGCTGATCCCAGCATCCAATCTTGATACACATATGATGAAGATGCATCGTACCTCACTGCGGTTTTTTGAGTATACCGCCAAGGTATTGAGAGCAAAGAGGTACCAGTGTTATGTATTTTCGGAAAACGTTCGGGCTATTCGCTGGATAGAAATGATGGTATTCAAAAAAGAAGGGCTTATGAAAAATTTTGGCCCTAACCAAGAAGACTTTTTTTTATATGCGAGGTATTTCTAATGGGATTTTTATTTGGAGGAGGAGGTTCTTCAGCACCGCCACCATCTGACCAACCTAGTCCACAAGAGAGCGTTAAGAAGCAGGAGCAGAAGGTTCAGCGTCAGGAGATTGAAGAAAGACGTAAAATCAATCAGAGACAACGAAAGATGCAAACAGGGGGCATGAGCCAGTTGTTGGGCCAAAGAGATGACCCGGCACAGGGTAATCCCCTACAAGTTCAAAGAACATTAGGGCCAGATAGAAACCCACGATAATGAAAAAGTATTTACGCAACCCAAGAAAGAAGGAGATGAGCGATGCCTATGGTGAGTTACAAGACGAAGGAAGGAACGAAGAAGAAGAAGTTCAAGTACAGCAAGAAGGGAGTAGCGGAGGCCAAAAAGATGGCGAAACAGACCGGGGGAAAGATTAAGGTCAATAAAAGCTACGCATGAGGCTTGATGTCACCACATTAAAAAGCCGTTTCAAAAAGGCTATGGCTCACAAGGATGAGTGGCGGTCTATCTATGAAGATGCCTATCGGTATGTCCTGCCTAATAGAAACCTCTATGATGGCAACTACGAAACGACCTCTCCAAAAAATGATAAGATGAACCGAGTGTATGACAGTACAGCAATACACTCAACCCAGCGATTTGCTAATCGACTACAGTCCGGGGTGTTTCCAACACAGAGACACTGGTGCCGGCTGGTTCCTGGTGAGGAGATACCACCAGAGAGACACATTGAGATACAGCGTGTGCTGGATGGATATGCCGATAAGATGTTCGATGTTATGCGTCAGTCAAACTTTGATATGGCTATGGGCGAGTTCCTCCTAGAGTTAGCTATCGGAACGGCTGTGATGATCATCCAACCGGGTGACGAGTTACAGCCCATACGCTATACAGCCGTTCCCTCTTTTTTGATAGCCTATGATGAGGGGCCGTTTGGTACAGTCGATAAGGTGTACAGAAACCACAGGATCCCTTTTGTTGCCCTAGACCAAGAGTTTCCCGATGCTGAGATACCAGAACAGCTCAAACAAAAGTATGATGGCAGACCAGATGAAAAGATAGATCTCTATGAGATTACTTGTTACGACAAGGACGAGGGTATCTACCACTATCATGTCATAACCAAAGAGGGCGATGATGAGCTAGTCTATAGACGTATGAACTCTTTCCCTTGGATAGTATCACGATATATGAAAGCCAGTGGCGAGAAGTATGGAAGAGGCCCTGTGCTGACGGCACTACACGATATAAAGACTTTGAATAAGCTCAAAGAGTATCACCTCAAGAATGCCTCTCTTTCTATAGCCGGTGTATATACAGCAATGGATGATGGTGTTCTCAACCCAAATGCGGTGCGACTAGTGCCGGGAGCAATCATCCCGGTGGCTCGTAACGGTGGTAACCAAGGGGAAAGTCTCAAGCCCCTGCCCCGATCCGGTGATCCTCAGCTATCTCAGATGTCACAACAAGACCTCGTGATGTCTATCAAGCAAATCCTCATGGATGATATGTTGCCTCCCGATACATCGTCAGCCCGATCCGCTACGGAAATATCTGCAAAGATGCAGATCTTATCAGAAAATTTAGGTAGTAGTTTTGGAAGGCTTATCCAGGAGACAATGTACCCGGTGGTAAGACGTACTCTAGAAGTTATGGATGAGCTGGGTATGATAGAGCTACCTCTCAGGGTAAACGGCCTACAAGTAAAGGTACAGCCAGTAGCCCCGATTGCTATGTCACAGAATATGGGTAAGGTAAACGAGATACTTCAATATATGCAGATAGCTCAGAGTATGGGGCCGGCAGGACAGCTTGCCGTCAAGCAGGAGGTATTGCTTGAGTACATTGCCGATCAGTTAGCAATCCCGGCTGAAGTCAGGCTCTCACCGGAAGAACGACAACAGATACAGCAAATGCTGATGCAACAAGCCCAGCAAATGGCTCAACAACAAGGAATGATGGAAGGTGGCGGAGAACCAGAACAACCAACTGGATGAGGATCTCTGGCCTAGTACTGGTGAAGATCTACAAGTTTCGCATCTAGATTTACTTTATGCGACTGTATTTAATACACCGGATGGCATCAAGGTTCTAAAACATTTAGAGAGTACAACAACAGATCAACCGTGCTGGTTTCCCGGCAACGATCCAAGTCATGGATATTTCAGAGAGGGTCAAAACTCTTTAGTTAGACAGATAAACAGTAGAATAAGGAGAGCAAAGAATGTCTGAAGAACAGCAAGAACAACAAGAAGAGCAACAGCCACAGGCTGAAAGCAATATGCAAAAACTAGCAGGAGAGGATCTCAATGCCCCGACAGAAGAAGAAAACTCGCACATCCAGACCGATGCTGAGCCGGAGGGTGTTGATCCGGACGAGATTGAGTTCGTCAAACCGGAGTTCCTCCCGGAGAAGTTCTGGGATCCGGAGAACGGCACGAACGTAGAAAAACTATCAAAAGCATACTCGGAGCTAGAGAAGAAGTTCTCACGAGGCGAACACAAAGCTCCAAAAGAGTATGACACATCATTTCTTGGTGAGAATGTTCCAGAGGATGATGAGATGCTCAACAGCTATCTAGACAAGGCAAAACGCTATGGAATGTCTCAAGAAGACTTTCAAGAACTAGCGATGCAGTTTGTTGGTGCTGTAGAGGATGAGGCACAGAGTGAGCAAGAGTTTATCGAAGAGCAAAAGAAAATGCTGGGTAATAATGCTGTCGAGCTTGTCCGGTCAAACTACGACTGGGCTAATGGTCTGCTTAGCAAGGGTGTGATTACACAAGCAGAGTTTGATGTGCTGGATCAGATGGGTGGCACCGCTGATGGTACCCGGCTCCTTAGAAAGATACGCAACATATCCAGCCCCAAAGAACTGCCCATTCCTTCTTTTACCGGGGAAAGAAAAACCAAAGAGGAGTTGGCTCAGTATGTAGCTGATCCTCGTTGGAAGAGTGATCCGGTATGGCGAAAGCAGAAGGAAAAAGAGTTCTACGATAATATAGCGTAACTAGACCTTACTTTTAGCTTTACTACATTTTCAAGATATGGTATCGGTGGATTGAGCGATAACTACATCTGTAGCCGTTCAATCACTTTGATTGGCGGATTTATTCCATAACCAAGAAAACACTAATGTTAATTTTTTTATGGAGCGATAGATGTCGAACAACAATATCAGTACAGCATTCGTCACTATCTTTGAAAGCGAAGTTCACCAGGCTTATCAGTCTGAGGCTAAACTTGCTGGAACAGTCAGAACCCGAACAAACGTTGAAGGGTCAACCGTAAAGTTCCCAATCTTAGCCAAAGGCACAGCCTCTGTTCGTTCACCCGGGACTCAAGTTGTCCCTGTTGGGGCTGATTTCAGCTCAGTTTCCGCGACAATGGTGGACTATTCTGCATCAGAGTACAGTGACATATTCAACCAGGCAAAAGTAAACTTTGACGAAAGAGCAGAGCTTGCTGAAATGCTAGGAAAAGCCATAGCAAGACGAGAAGACCAAGTCGTAATTGATGCCTTGATCAACGCATCAGCCGGGTCAACCGTTGCTAATACTGTGGTTACTTCTGGTTCAGCGAGTGCTTCTGACCTTAATGTCGGAAAGATTATTGAGGCTGGTAAACTACTCAACGCTAAGAACGTACCCTCAACCGAAAGATACCTCTTAGTCCATGCCAACTCAATGGCCTCCTTACTTGGAGATGAAAGAGCAGTGAGTTCAGATTTCATACAACTTCAAGCTCTGGCCAGAGGTGAGCTATCTCAATTCGCTGGATTTAATATAATTATGTTTGGTGACAGAGATGAGGGCGGTATTCCAATCGATGGATCAAATGACAGAACGTGTGTAGCGTTTCACAAATCTGCTATAGGTCTTGGTATCGGTATGCCAGCTAAAACAGAAATCAACTATATACCAGAGAGAACATCGTTTCTTGTGACTGCTATGTATTCGGCAGGAGCGATAGCCGTCGATGTCAACGGTATATGTGATGTAACTTGTAGGGAGAGCTAAGATGGCATTTGTAAGAAATGATTTCAATACCATCGGTGGACAGGCCAGAGCCGGAGTTACTCCAGCAATGTATGTCTATACCACTACCGATGCTCACACCGTGGTTGATGGATCAGGGTATTTCAATGACTTATCCGACATTCTTAACGTAGGTGACATGATCATCGTACACGGCTCAACCGGTGGCACACGAACAGTCACAATGCACGTTGTTGTCAGCAACGCAAGTAGTGTTGTTGATGTAAGTAACGGTACAGTTATTGCCGTAGTGACAGATGATGACTAAAAGTCTTGGGGGGTAGTTCCGACTGCCCTCCAAACGAAAAGGGGTTTGAATGGCAAGCACAGACACAGACGTTTCTATTTGTTCTCAAGCCCTATTACTGCTCGGATCAACGAGTATTTCCTCCTTTTCCGATGGAACTGCCCCGGCCTCTATAGCCGGGGTTCTTTATCCAAAAGTCAAAGCACAAACTCTAGGAATGTATCCCTGGAGCTTTTCACTTACAAAAACACAGTTGGCCCAGTCAGCCTCCACTCCCCTATCTTATTGGCAGTATGCCTACGCCTTACCTCCAGATATGGTGAATGGAGTACCTCGAAAGGTATTTACGTCTAACAATACCAATGCTCCTAATCTTACTGACTATGAGATCCAGGGGGCTGAATTATTATCACAAGAACAAAGTATCTTTATTGACTACCAAAGAGATGTGGATGAGCCGTCAATGCCGGCATACTTTGTGCAATTGCTCATCTATCAAATGGCATGGCATCTAGCCGAGCCGGTGACCGATCAAACAACAAAGTCAGAATATTGGAAAACTGTAGCCCTTGGAACGCCTCTTGAAAGCTTGAGAGGTGGATACTTTCGACAGGCAACCGTCATCGATGGTTCTGGTCAGTCTTCTCAAGTTCTTGCTGATTATGTGCTGGTAGATGTCAGATGAGCCGGGTAACAGTCTATCAATCAAACTTCACAGTTGGTGAGCTTGATCCTTTAGTCAAAGGTCGCGTAGACCTCAACCAGTATCCCTCCGCTCTAGATAGAGCCAAGAATATAACCGTGATGCCACAGGGTGGCTTTGAAAGAAGACCGGGTCTTGCCTTTCTACAAGACCTCAGTAGTCACCTTGGTGGCTCGTTTGATGCTCAGAATGGTATCAGACTTATACCGTTTGAATTTAGCAACGATCAAAGTTTTATGCTGGTGTTTGTCAAGCAGTCAGCAACAGAGACAAGAATGTTTGTCTATGCAAACAAAGTTCTTATTACGAACATCAATGGCACCGGTAACAACTATCTCGCCATAAACCTAGGCAATATAGATTTGTCAAAGTTGTTCTTTACGCAATCCGCTGATACTTTGATACTGGTACAAGAAGACCTTGCCCCTAGAAAGATTGTAAGAGGTGGGTCAAACTCAACATGGACAGAAAGCACAATCTCCTTAACATCTCCCTTTCATGCTTTCACAACATCAACATCCAATCCCAGTGCAACGATTACACCAGATGCGGTTGATGGCACCGTTAAGATTACAGCGTCTTCCGGGATCTTTTCTTCAGGTAATGTCAATCAATACATCAATGTCCTAAATGGTTTTGGCCGTGCCAGAATAATTGAATTTGAAAGTTCGACCGTAGTAAAAACAGTAGTTGAGGTTCCCTTCTTTGAGGCATCAGTTGCTATTGCGTCCGGTTCCTGGGAGCTTGAAGCTGGCTATGAGGCTGTATTCTCCAGCACAAGAGGCTTTCCTAGAACGTGTACTTTTCACGAAG